TCTTACCAGGTGCTATCGGTGCGCCAGGTCGGTCAAACTCTTGTACGGTCTGCAATTGACCACGCAACCTGTCTCGGTGCGCCTCTTTCTTTTTGTTCCATTGCTCTTGAGCATACTTAACATCAGAATGACCCATTTCAATGGAATCGGTGCGCTTTAAGTGGTCACGCCACTGCTTTCTGCCCTCAATCATTGTGCCATCAGGCGACATAAATGGGGCAATGTCACCCATTACGGTGGTGTACTCACCAGCCCGACCTTTAGATTTTTCGTATGGCTCGCTGCCGTCAGATGGAAATACCCATGTAGTTCTCACAAAAACTCCAAAAGTGTCTCAAAATCTTCTTCCTCTTGCTCAAACTCAATCCGCTTTTTTAGCGTCTCAATCTGAACCATGATTGCATCATAAGTGATTACGGTTTGCGCTGCAATATTTATTGTTTCGGTGGGTGCGCTGGTAATCTGCTCACGCTTATCAGGCGGTAAACCAAACAAGGCGGTTTTAATCTTTTCCCTACGTTTAGCCTCTTGCTTTTTGTCTTGTTCCCAAGCCTTGTCGCGCTCATCAAAGCCAAAATGACCACCAAGCAAAAGCTCGGCTGGCGGCGGTGGAGGTATTACCGCTGCGCCAATTGTGGCAAATGGTAACTCGGCAAATGCAGCGTACCCAAACATTAGAACGCCTCAAAAATAATAATAGGTGAACCTGCAATGCCAGCAGTAACAGAACCTACCGCACCTCCGCCACCAGCACCATAACCAGTAGGATCAAGACCATTAGCAATAGCGCCACCAACAACACTTCCACCCGAACCAAATCCAGGGCAATTTCCACCAGCACCTGATATTTGAGTTGTTACTGATGTAGATGCACCATAAGCCGCACCACCTTGACCTCCGTTAATATTTATATCTCCGCCAGATGCTGCGCCACCAACACCGCCAGTAGTAGCTCCTGCTGCATAAGGGGTACTACTACCAGGCAAAGCAAAGCCACCAGTAATAGTAGATATGCTTAAAGTTCCAGATGAAACAGTAGAATCAAATGTTTGGGCTGTGCCTACTTGATAAAGTAAAGTTTGTCCAGCAGTCATAGCAACCCATTTAATAGCTACTCCTCCCGCACCTCCCCCAGAACATCGCCTACTAAGGCCAAAACCGCCTGCTGCGCCTGGGCCGACAACTGTAATTTTTACCCATTGCGTATTTGCGGGTGCAGTATATGTTCCAGAACCAGAGGTATAAACAGTTGTTGATTTTGCTAGTGGTGAAGCAATTGAAATAGAGCCACTTCCATTTGTAATTGATACGCCTGCTCCAGCAGTTAAAGTAGTTTTGGTTAAAGTGTTACCCGTACTGTTACCAATAAGAAGTTGACCATCAGTGTATGTGGTTTGACCAGTACCGCCTTGAGCAGGCGTTACAGCCGCATTGGTTGTAAGAATCGTTGTTGTTGCATCTGGTAATGTATATGTCTTTTCTGCTGTAGTTGCGCCAGAAAATTTTGTAAACCCATTGCCAGTACCGCCATAAGTAGACGCAATAATTTGAGTCAATGCGGCAGAGCCATCAAAGTTATTGCCGTATATTGATCTAGTAGTTGTTAATGTGGCGGCTGAACCAGCAGTAGCTGCATTTAAGTTTGCTACTTGTGTTGTTGATGCAACTGTAAATGGTGCAGTACCTGTTGGTATTGTAGATGTAACTGTTGTAAACCTACCAGTAGATGCAGTAGTTGCACCAATAGCAGGAGGAGATGCCAAATATGTGCTAAATCCTGTACCACTAACAGTAGATGATGCGCTTAGAGTTGTAAATGCACCAGTTGACGCTGCTGTTGAGCCAATGGCAGGAGGAGATGACAAATCAAGCGTACCGCCTAAAGTAAGGTTGCCAGATGATGTGACCGTACCAGTTAAGGTTAAACCGCTGACCGTACCAGTACCCGATACGCTTGTAACTGTGCCGCTTGCTGATGTAACCCATGTCGGTGCGCTTGTGGCATTGCTTTGCAATACCTGACCTGCCGAGCCAACTTGACCGTTAAATGCCACCGATCCATTGGTGTTGATGGTCATTGCGTCAGTTGTATTAACCGACCCATTAACAATAAAACTGATCTTTTGGCTGTCCCAGCTCCCAAGTACAAGTGGGCCACCATAAGATTCAACAAAAGTTGCCAATGGTGTAGAAAACCCATTATTGGGAAACCCTGCTGCTGAATAACTGTAATTTGCGTTATTTATTCCAAGCTCGCCATAAGCCGTATGACCGCCATCATTAACCGCATAACTGGCATACGATGTTGCACCTGAATCGGTATTTTGCAAGCTGGTGTAAAGATATAACGGCTCACTTGCCGTAAACCCTGCAATTACGCCCGAGTCGGTGTGTACCGTAGCATTGCCTACGTTTAACGATCCAACATTAGTTGTGCCTGATGTGTAAGGTATCAAAACACGATTATTGGCATCTTGATTAACTGACTTTCCCGCAGGATAAGTGACAAAGACATCCTTACTACCCGCCGCAAGATCAAGTTTTGAGCCTGTAGATGAGGAAATTACGGTTGTTCTGGCTAAAGTCCCGCCGTAATACGTCCCTATTCCCACTTCCCATTGAGTACCGCCTGAGATTGTGTAATAGGTCGTGTTGTTGTTGCCAATGACGCTAAATGACTGAAACCCAGCTACTGCGCCGCCAAGGGTTATCGTGCCTGTGCCTGTTGATGTGGTGGTCTCCCTGACCCTATCAGCTAAGACCAAGCTCATACCGCAATCTCAACACCCGCCGCCCGACCGTCTGGCCCACGAATAATGCGTTTGGGTGCGCTAATGGCCTGCATCACGCCAGTGATTTGTCCCAATGTCTGACCGTGCATATCTGCCAATCGGTTGATTGCCTCGCTCATGCCGTCACCCAAAGTAGAGTCAACTTCTTCAGATGCCGCCATCTGTGCGCTCATCGCCGCTTGATCGAGTCCAGCTTTTGCACCAATTTGAGCCACCAAGACTTTAGTAGCTGCATCAAGTTCTGCTTTCCATCGCTCATATTCTTCCTTTCCAGCCATTTCTCGGGCTTTAATTTGCATCTCATTATTTTGCTTGGCAACTTCAAACTCGGCTTTCATCTGCGCCAATTGCATTTCTGTCTGAGTTTTAGCCTGGTGCATCTGCATCTCAAGCTGTGCCTTGCCTTGCTCAATCTGGGCTTGCGCTTGCAATTTCATCTGCTCAGTCTGAGCTTGTGCTTGCATCCGCATTTGTTCTGCCTGCTGTTCAGCTTGCATTTGCAACATCTCAGGATTTTGCTGAGGTGGTTGTTGTTTAGCCGCATCTGCTTTGTCTTGCAGGGCTTTCATTGCCCTTTCAACTGCGCTCTCCAACCCTCGACCAGCCCTAAACCTGCGTACAAGGAATAATAGCATTTCAGAAGCCATTGGCAATGTCTCAGGCGCTTGGGCAATCATGGGGATAGCCTCACGCAAGAATAAACCAATAGCTTGGATAGCCTCTTGTGCGCCCTGCTTTTCGGCTTGCTCGTCAATCTGAGCTAGGCTGTCAGCCTCCACCGCAATGTGAAAATCTCTAATTGTGCTGTTGGACAGCATCTGGATCGCCGCTTGCAACATTTGCGGGTCTTGACCATCGGGAGTGTTCATCACCCCAGACATTTCCACAATTAACTCAGGCGGGTAAAACTTACAAATAACTTGCGCTTTGAGTTTAAAGATGTCAGTCGCAAATCGAGCAACTTCGCCTTGGCTACTGCGTAACCGCAGGCTACCAAAGTTGGCTTTGAGCTGTTGAGCACCAAGGGTTTCTTGAGCTTTAGACGATCCACGCAAAATGTCCGATATGCCCATGATCTCGTAGATCGACTGCTTAACTTGTTCTCTGGCGGTATACAGCTCTCGCAAAGTCACAATGATCTGCGATGTGTCCATCATGTCGATAGCGCCCTTTAAGCCGCCTTTTTCCGACATTGCTGCCCAGCCTGTCACAGGGAATAGCTTGTTGTCCACGCCCTCGCTAAACATCCGAGCCAACTCTTTAAACTCAGCATTAAACACACCGACCGCTTTACAAGCCTTTGTCAACAAGTAAATGCGCTGTGTCAGGTTGTCCAGTTCTTGCGCCTGATCTTCGTATTCACAATAATCAGGCACAGGGATCATTGTTCCCGTGGTGGTGGTTGCCATCAACGGCTTAGGACATGGGAAAAATTCTTCCAACTCCAACGGGTCATCACGCTCATCTAACGCTTGCGGATAACCCTTAGCTATCCAACAAACCTTACCTGTACGCTTGTTCCAAATCTCATAGACCATCGCCTTTTTGTCGTAAGTCATTTTGGCGGTCAATGGATTTTTACCGTCCATGTCGGTGTTTGAGCTGGTTAAGCTGACGTTTTTAAATACGTCACCAAAACGTTCTACGCCCTCGTCCTTGGTCATGTAAACGGCTCGGGCTACCCACCAAACCTCATCCCATGTGCGAGCAGGTGAATGCAAGAAGTCTGACCAATAAACGTAATCAATTGGGCTGTGAGCTGCGTCAATGCGCTCTGTTGGGTCTTCCACCACGCCACTGACTTGCGGCTCGGTAGGTTCTTCCATTTCCTTTGCGGTCTCGGTTGCCTCGGGCTGTTCGTTAACAATCACAGGCTCATAGCGAATCCACGCCGTTCCCCGACCAGGCAACAATCTGTCTTGCACCGCACCAGACATGGCAGCGTCAAAGTCACCGAATTGGGTGGTCTCATATTCCATGACACGCTCAAGCATTGTGGATGCCAATCGACCCACAGGGTCTTGATCCATGTAACGGCGTGAGACCTCGGGCTTGGCTTGTCTGCCGTACAAAGCAGGAAACAACACTTGGATGTTTGACCAAAGAATATTGAACTTCATCCTTGGCATCTCAATGGCATCACGCTCGTCACGATACCGCTTGACTACCTTTTGCCCACGCTTTTCCCACTTATCAAATATCTTGATGGCGGTCTCAATCTGGTCATGCCAGTACGGGCCTGGGTCTTCTCCCTCGTATGCGCCGTTTTCTTCATACATGATTAACTACCTGCGGCAAAGAAGAATGTCACATCCAGTGTGCCGCCAACCGTGGCGTATAGGCTAACACCCACATTGGCAGGGAATCGGTGAAAGCCAATTGCTGGTGTGATTGTTCCACTCATAACCTCACCACCTGCGCCGCCGTTGCGTAACACCAATGTGCCTACGGTTGTGCTGTTAACGTAAAAACCAATCAACTGGCAAGGGCCAGTGCTGACTGCGCCTGTGGCGGTGATGTTTTTATATCCACCGACTTCTGCTACTGGTTGGCTCATATGCGTTCCTCTTTATGTTGCA